AACGAGTTCAAGGCGTTCAAGAGCGACATCAGCATCGCCGAGACTCAGCGTTACAGCTATATCGCTTACATGCGCGAAAAGTGCGACTGTAAGCGGGTTGATGACCTTCAGGTCGCCCACGGCACCATCACCACTGTGTAATGGCCTAGTGGCGTAAATACTCCCGAAGGGGGCGGGCGGATTTCCTGCCTGCCCCCTTTTTTTTAACCCACTAATTTTTTTCTTTATGAATGGTAGCGTTTCCAACCCTCTTGATGTTCTGAACCTTGCTCTTGGGCTGATCGGCGAAGACCCGGTAAGCTCTTTTGACCCGGACACCGGGGTTCTGCCGGAGTCAAAAGCCGGACAGAAACTTTCGACTTTCTACAAAGAGGCCGTCGATGAGGTGCAGTCAACCTACTACTGGCAGGAGCTGCTTGCTACGGCCACGTTGGACACTCCGACAACTGATGATTACGGGCGCAACATCTTCGACTTTTCGGGGGAGACTGGACTGTTGGTTCCCATTGGCGTGATCGCGAAGACGATTGATTCGACAAATGTTTTGAGCACTCAGGTTGCGGCTCGCTTTTCGCGGCAACCCTACGATTCGAATGTTCGTTTTTCGATTCAGGGCAACACCGTGCTGACTCATGCGGACGAAATTTTACTTTCTTACATCAAGCGCGAAAGCGACCCATCGAAATGGTCCGCAGAGCTGTTGCGGATGATTTACTACAATCTGGCAATCAATGGCTCGTTCTTGGTGGTCAACGACATCAATTTGAGCAACAACTTGCTCCAGAAATTCGAGATGCTCGTGAAACCGAATGCGATTAATCTGCAACGCTCGACGGCAACAAACGACCCACTGGCGCAAGGACGCAATCTCTTGATTAAAGAGCAAACGCAAGCGCCTTCTCAGGACTCGCGGCGATAAGCTATGCAAGGCAGCGCAACGACATCTCTGGACGTTCTCAACCTGGCTCTTTCTACCTTGGGAAAAGATCACTGCGACAGCTTTGATCCTTTCTTGGGAATCGAGCCTGAGAGTTTGGAAGGCAAGAAAGTCGCCCGACTGTTCAATAAAGCAATCGACGACGTGCAGCGTGAATTCTATTGGCATGAACTGATTACCGCCAAGGCAGTGATTGCGGACAGCGTAAAAAGCCACGATGGCCGATACCGCTATCCGCTCCCGGATGACTGTATTCGACCGCTCGGGGTGCGACTGCCTTCGGATGGTGGAACGCTCGCTCCGACTGCTTACACCCGGCTGGTTGCACAGGATTCGGAGTATGATTACGACGTTGAGGGAAATTTCTTGCTGACGGGTGCGGCTTCTCCTTTGCCCGACGCAATGGTGGTCGAGGGGGCGGGGGATGATGCGGTAGAAGGTGTGTATTTGCGGGACGGTGAAAATGCTGAAAAGCCGCTATATACTTTATCCGACGGAACACGGATATCGGATTCTATTTTATATGATAACTCAACTAGCACTATATGGGCTATTACAAGTTCAACTCAAGGAGAGAGAGGGAGTGCATTATACATTAGCGTCGAAGACGTTGCCACGCCCGATTTAGCTACGACTTGGAACGTGGAAGCCGCCGGAACCGCACCAGCCCCAACAGTTCGCCGCGCCACCTGGGCCGATATCGACGCCGCCGGGATCGACCGCTCGACGGTGCCGCTGCTTGCGGGAGCTTTCGAGGCCGAAATCGTCTACCTCCGCCGTGCCGCTTCTCCGGCTGAATGGACTTCTGAGCTACTGGACTGCATCGTCGCCAAGCTGGCCGCTGATGCCGCGCTTTCGGTCACTGGTGAATACCGACTGACACAGGCACTTAAAGCGGATTACCGGATGACAATCCGCAGTGAGGCGAAGCGGCTGCAAAGCAAGTACAAGACGAACGAACGCATGATGCCTCGCGGCTTCGGCGCATGGAGGGCAAATCGCGGATGAGCACGGCGCGGATAGTTCGCAAGAGTTTCAACGGGGGTGAAATCGCTCCCGAACTGCATTTCCGTTCTGATTTGGAGGCGTATCACAATGCTTGCAAGTCGCTCAAGAACATGACGGTTACGCCCTGGGGCGCGGCAACACGCAGGCCGCCTACTGAACTGCTGTCGGAGATTGATACGGCGACCTATGGTGTTCCGGTCAAGTACCTGCCTTTCCGGTTTTCGCTGTCGGAAACCTTTCATATCGTCTTCACCGATGGCAGCGGATCGGCCAGCGCGGACGCGACCACGGCGGACTTCATCGTCTTCGATGCGGACGGGGTGCTTCAAACGCTAGACGGGGCGAGCACGAAGCTTCTGACAACCGTTTACGATCCCGACGATTTGAAGAACCTGCATCACATTCAGGTCAACGATGTTTGGATCTTTTGGGATAGTGGACTACGAAGTTGTTTACCACAAACATATTTATACTGGATATACTACAATTTACTACTATCGACCCAGAATTACTTTAGATGATGACCACACATTTCAACCAGGAGATATTGTTTCTATCGAGGACGTTGTTATTGCGTCTAATCCAGGAAACAGATGGAGGTATAAAGGAAGGATTAATCCAGTCAATATTGATGGAGACCTGACGGTTGCAGAAGTTGAGTCTAATCGAATAATCACATTGGATGCTTATTGGAGTTGGTCAACAATTGAGGGGCCATTACCAAGTAAGCCTGTTTTTGATACTACATCGGGTACTACATTAAGTAATGAAACCTCACTAAATAGCTTTTACCGCTCGCTCCAAGATTCCAATATAGATCATGCACTGACAGATACTGCTTGGTGGGAACCTATTTCGCTGTATCAAGGGAAAGTAAAAGTAAAGGCAAACAGCGATTTATTTTCAATTGAAGACGTTGGCCGGAATGTTGCAGTTACAATCGACGATTCTCCCAAAATGAAAGGGGAGTGGGCATTAGGATCAGATTTAACCAGCGATTTAATTAATGCTCAGGGCACGGTAACTTTAACGACGGAAGGAGGTGCGTGGTCTGGCTTACTGGAGCTTCAAGAATCCAAGAATGGCGGTGGGACCTGGAAGACAATTGGCTTCATTCGATCGCAAAATGGTTCGACGAATTCTAGTATAGAGCGGGTTATTTCAGGGGTTTCGTCTATTATTAGAGTTCGTTTAACTGAGTCAAGTGAGCCGACTATTAATGTCGCACCGAAAACATTGATTTGGAATTTAAGGTTTAGTGGCAGGGTAAAGCATTTCAGTCGAATCATTGAGTATATTGATTCCCGCAACGTAAAGGCGCAAACGCTCTCTCCGATGTTTTCGGCTATTGTTGACCACCGATGGCAACTAGGTGAGTTTAGTGAAAAAACAGGCTACCCCAACACCCTAACGATCCACGACGAGCGGATGGTTTTCGGCGGCACTAAACGCAAGCCGAACACCGTATGGGCCAGCCGGGTAAACGACTGGACAAACTTCCTGGAGGGTGACACTGAGGTTTCCCCTTACACCTTCACGATCAAGTCAGACAGCTTCGACACGATCCGCTGGATGCGTTCGACGCGCAATCTGATGATCGGCACCGAAAACAGCGAGACCACAATGGGAACGCGTGACGATACCTCGGTGATTTCGCCGACGAACATTGATGTGCGGACTCAAACTTATTACGGATCGGCCAACATTCAGGCAATAGTCACGGCTGATCTGGTCTTTTTCGTGCAGGGGCAAGCCCGGCGGGTTCGCTCCACGCAATACGATTTCGGGACGGATCAATACCTTTCCTCGGAAATGTCCATCCTGGCGCACCATATCACGAAGCCGGGAATCAAGGAAATGTCGTTCCGGCGGCATCCGTATAGCTCGATCTTCTTCGTGCTGGATGATGGCCGCGCGGTTTCGTTTACTTACGAGCGCGACAACCAGGTCAAGGGCTGGGCGCGAATGGAGTTTGGCGGCGACGGGTTTATTGTCTCTGCGGCGTCGAACTACTCGGACGCGGGCGACATTATCGGCGGCATCGTCAAGCGGGGCACGGAATACACACTGGAAACCTTCGGCAACAATACGGCTGGAACGGTCTTTCTGGACGCTCAGGCTCGTTTTGAAGATGCGGATTACTCTGCTGGCGTGACACTCCCCCACTCTTCGACTGGCGGCCTTGTGGTGGTCCACAACGACGAACTGCTGGCTGAGTCCGCTTATAGCATCTCGGGTAGCACCTTGACAATTCCGGGGGCGACAGACGGCACGGTGGTTGTCGGCTACCCGGTCGAGTTTGAGATTGAGCCGACCGATATTATCGAGCTTGGCGACCACGGCGCGAAAAAGCGGATCAGCAAGCTCGGGCTTTACTTACTGGACTCCGGCGGCTGTGACATCTCGATCAACGGCGAGGATTGCCCGTTTCAGGCGGGCGATACGCTGGCGGCGGGCGATCGTCTTGACGGTGAGTATCAAGTCAGTGTCGGGGGCGGCACGGAGTCGGCGGTTCAAATCAAGCTTTCCGGCAATCATCACCGGCCTTTCAACATTTCTGCTTTCGGCGTTTTCGGCCAACCTTCCCGATGAAATACCTGATCACAGTCCTTCTGCTCGCGCTTTGCTTTTCCGGTTCGGATACCGGGCAAGAGGGAGCCATGCTGGCCTTTCTTCCCGGCCTTACGCTCATTCCGTCGCTCATGTTGTCATTCAGCGCGGCAAGCGGCCTGTATGGCGCTTACTCGCAATATCAAGCCGGGCAGGCGCAAGCTGATCTCCAGGAGAAGCAAGCCGAGGTGAATGCGGAAATGGCTCGCCGGGAAGCTGAGGCCGACGCTAAGGCGGAAAGCCGGGAAATGCGTGAAGTGCGGGACGCACAAAAGCGCAGGCGGGCGGCGATGGAAGCGGCCTACGCAACGAGCGGCGTCCTACTCGAAGGCACTCCCGCGCAAATGCTGACCCGGCAACGTGAGACCGATGAATTCAATGTCCAGTCGCGCCATCAGGAGGGTAATGAGCGGCGCAAGACGATGCTCTGGCAAGCCGACACCGGGCAAATGCTCGGCAAGTTCCAAGCGAAGTCCACTCGCCGGGCGGCGAACAACTCCTTCATCGCCGGGATCGGTAACACTGCGACCAGTTCCTTTTCTAATTACAAAGCTTGGGAAACCAAGCCGAAATCCAAGCCGAAATAATGCCACGAATCCCCTACAATCCGACAAGGCAACCAGTGCGCCCGCAACGTCAGGGGCGCGTCAATGCGTCCGGTGCGATCAATGCGATTGGCCGGGAGGCGGCTTCTCAAGGTGAGGTTGTCCGCATGTTCCAGGGCGCAATCGGCACCGGGATGGCGGCGATTCGCGATGATCGGGAACGGGAAATCAACGCGGATCGAGTGGGCTTTGAAACAAAGCTGGCCGATGCGCAGTCCCGGCTAAAAATGGAGTTGGACAGCATCCCGGTGGCCGATGGCGTGGACGTGGAAGCGCAGACCCGCGAAATCATCGAGAAGGAATACGGCGCTCTACGCGAATACCTGAACGATCCGGGCAACGTCCGGCACAAGTCCGCGATGAAGGAATTCGAGACGGTCCTGAGCCAAGCGGAGGCCACGGCGCAACGCGGGGCGGCTGAGTTTGTTTACGGCTACGAGAAAGACCGCTCGGCATCTCGGGGCGCGCGGATGGTTGAAATCGGCATCAAGACGCGCAACGAGGAAATGATTGAGCAAGGCATCTTCGTCCAGCACGAGGCGGGCAAGTTTGACGGGAACACTGCCGACACCGTTTATGAAAAATCGGTTGAGCAAATGAAACAGATCGCCGATCAAAACCGTCTGGAGCAATTTGAGTCTGCCAAGATGGACGGCGACTGGAAAGCGGCGAAAGAGATTGTGGACAGCCTGGAAGGTCCCGGCTGGACGAACGAGAAGAAGGCAAACTTCATTCGGGAGGAACGCTCTCGCGCGGCTTACAGCGAGACGGCTCTGGCGATCAAGCAAGCAGGCTCGCGTGGTGAATTTGAAGACCTGATGGAGCAGGTCGAGGAGCGCAAAGATTTGACCGCGCAAAACCGGCCTGTCCTCATGCGCTCGGTCAGCGCGGGGATGGCTCGCTTGGAGCGGGCGCAGATCAGCAACGAGCGGGCACTCCTGAAGGCTTTTGAGCGCGGTGAGGGCGACTGGTCGGAATACGAGCGGATGAAGCAATTGGACACCGCCGGGGGGCTTACCCCGGACGCTGAGAAGGCGCTCAAGCCGATTCTGGAAGCAGAAGAATCTCAGTATGAAATGAATGCCCGGTTCGAGCGCGACGAACAAAGCGTGGCCTACAAGTCGATGCTCGATGAGTTGGCGGCGGCTCGTTTCGGCAAAACGTCCACCGGGCGGATCGATACGAACGACCCGGACGGGAAGAAGATCACTCCGAAGCGGCGCAAGGAATACCAGTCGATGCTTGATGAGATTAACGCGCTTCCGGTCGGCAGGAAGGCGAAGGCACGGCTGCTGGATGAATGGCTCCAGGTGCGGGCAACTGACTTGATTGATCCGGGAAAAGAAGACCCGCGCGGGTTTTTCAGTATCGCTGATGAAATTTCCGACGATGAGGCCAATTTTCGCGGGGAGCTTATTGGTGGCTATCGTGCATTGCTGGCTGATGGTTCTGTCCCGGAAGACTTCGGCCAGTCGGTCGAGCAGGATGACAAGCGCGTTGCCGAGTTTTTCCGCAAGACGAAAGACCCGACCCCGGAGCAAATCGAGAAGCTCCGTCAGGACGTGCTCGCACCACTTGAGGCTTCGACGATGCGGCGCAAGGCTCGGGGTGAGGGTGAATCGTCTCCAACGGAAATTTTAAGCAAGGAGGAATACGATGCACTTCCCCCGGGCGCACAGTTTATTTACAATGGAAAGGTGGGCGTGAAATGACTTGGGACCCGTTTAAAGACGAAGACGCAAAACTGATTGAAGACGCGCCCGAATGGGACCCGTTTCGGGATGAAGGGGCGAAGCAGTTGGATGCCGACCCGGTGAAAGTAATCGACGTTGACCCGTCTGCATTTAAGGGGCGCGAGGGCTACGGCGAACCGGAAAAGGTCGCGGTGGCCGATTGGCTTGAGAAGAACCACAGCGTGAAGTTTGAGGACGGCGTTCGCGACTACGAAGGCAAGGCAAAGGCGTTTGGCCTGTCCGGCGATCCGAAAGGCGACTTTGAGACGCTAAAGCACCGGGAGAGCACTCTCAATGCTCGTCGTCTCAAGTCTTTGAATCCCACGTTTGGAGGAACGCCGGAAGCTAAGGCTTCACTGGCAAAAATGGGGCGCGAGGGTGTTGAGTTTATCGACAAAGCTCCTCGAACTGCGGCGGCGTCTCTTGCTCGATCCGGGTTTTCTACTGCGGAAGGGGTTTTTCGCGGAACCGGGGAAGTGTTTATGCGCTACACGCCGAACGGCTGGCTTTTAAATAAGCTTGGCTTGGACTTGCGGGACGCCACGGAACCCGTAGCGCAGTGGTTGAGTGAGGCCGAGGAAATCTCAGGCCGCGCTTACGGGGAGGATCGAAGATTCCGCGAAACGCTCTTAGGCCAAACGATTCAAGGGGCTTCTTCGCTGGCTCCCCGTGCGGCTTCCGGGGGCGTTGGCGGCATGGCGGCGGGTGCGACCGGGGCAAAACTGGCATTTGGCGCGGCAGCGGGCGGCTTGTATTTCAATGAAGGTATTAGCGAGGCGGAATCTACAATCGGAAAACAGTTTCAAGACTTCACCGAAGAAGAAAAGTCGGGGGCGGTTTTTACGTCTGTGGTGTATTCGGTCGTGGCCGGGGCGGTGGATCGCTACGCATTCGGAAAGATGGGCCTCGGCAAATTGATCGGCGGGAAAAATCCACAAGTAGGCAAGCGGACGGTTCGCCGGGTAATCGAAGGGGCGCTTTCCGAGGGCGGCGCGGAATGGACGCAAGGCCGGGTGCTTAAGCAATTTGCAGATTGGTTTCAAGATCAGGATCGTGAAGTATGGACGATGGACGCGCTAAAGGAGTCATGGCGAGATTTCCTTATCGGCGCGATTGTCGGCGGCGGTGTCGGCGGCGGCTCTAGGGTGATGGAAACCTTAGTTCAGGAAAGTGAAGCCGGGATGAAAGCAGAAATTGACGCTTTTACTACGCGGCAACTTCCCTTCACGGAAAGCGGAGAATATAATCCGTTTTACCGTCCAGAGCCCCTTTTCGATAAAGATGGGAATGCTGACGCGAAAGTTCTTGAGCTTTCAAAACAAATTCGCGGCTTGGGCGATTCCGAAGAAGACCAGATCAAGAAGTCTGAGCTAGAGGAACAGTTAAGCGCACGACTCCAGCAACTTGCCGAAACCCGCGTGGACCCGACAAGCCGAGATGCGGCGCAACTGCGGAAATTTAACACAAAGCTGGCTATGGGCCTGAATCCGACCGAAGGCGCGACCCCGGCGGACTGGAAATTCATTGACGAGTATTATTCCGATGAGGAAGTCGGCGCTCACGTCGTGCAGGCGACTGGTTCCGAGGATTTGGTTCCGCTGGCTCTGGAAGCCAAACACGGCGACGAAGAGGCGCAAATGGAATACGTAAACCGAACGCTGGTCCCGGCGGATTCGGAAATCATGGTCGAGGGTGGGGTCACCCCGGAAGAAGCGGAAGCGGCCCACATGAATTGGGCACGCGAGGCCGGAAATGCAGAACAACGGCGAGAGCTAACCAAAGAAGAACTGGAAAAAGAAGCATTTGAGTGGGCGAAATCTTTTAGAGGTGATCGCCTTTTTGAAGGCCAAAGTATTGAAGACTTAACAAATCAATCACTTACATTTGAAGATGATTTGAATGCTCTTAGAGATCAGGGCGTTCCCGAGTGGAAAATTGAAAGGTTTGCTTTTGAAGCAATTCAGGCGGCTGGCTACGATCCCACCGACCCGGATAATGCGCCTAGTAAAATGGCTATCAATGGGCGGAACGAATATGAGTTTCGTCGCGGCGTCTGGCGCGATGTGTCTAAGCTATTCCGGGGCGCAAACGCTTTGACTGTTTTCCACGAAGTGAGTGAAGGCCATTTAAAACGAGAGATAAACGAGGGGAATCTTGATTGGTATGCAGTGGCAACATGGCGCGAGATGATGGGTGACGGGCCAAGTGCCGGTCAAGTTGATCTGGAAAGTGCCGCCGAGCAAAAAAAATTGACGGAGTGGACAAGTGAGCAGGTTGAGTCATGGCTTTTGGGTAAAACGAAGGCTTTAGAGCGTGAAGGGCAAATGCCGAAAACCTTCAGGACGTGGTTGACTGCGGTTTTTACTGAAATTAAGCATCTGCTCAAGCGGGCCGCGCAACTCAAGGGCATGGATCGCCGGGGCGAACTAGACCCTGAGTTTAAAGCGTTTCTTGAGCGGTCGAACGGGCTGGATGAAAATTTCCTGCGCGAACGGCTGGAACCTCCGGCAGAGAGCGTTTCCGGCGATACGAGCGTCACGCTGGCCGAATACCTCTCCGAGAGTCCGGGACTGACAAAGACCGGGCTTCCCCGGCCTGACATGCTAGCCGATCCGCAATGGCGGACTGAAGTTGAACGTCTCTGGGAGTTCACCGGGAAAAACTGGAAGCGTTACCCGAAGCATGATCCGGCAAATCTCGATGACTTGGCGATGGGGATGCGCTCGGCGGGCTTTGATGTTCGCACGGTGGACGATGCCTTGCAATTGGTCGAGCGTTCACTGTCCGGCGAGGAAGTGCGTTCGTTTGGCGATTCGGCCTTCGAGGGCTTTGATTCCGGGCGTGATGCTGCGGGGAATGCGGCGAGTTATCAGCTTCAATACCGGATCAATCATCAACCACACGAAGAAGACACGCGATTAGATGATTTGAGTGAAATGTTTGGTGATGACATTTACGGTCAAAATGCTCTACAGTATTACGGAGCCGGACAAGATGGTGAAAGCGAAGCAATTCAGGTTTTTCAACGGGTTCGCGGCAAGCCTGATGCGAATGTCACAGTCTATCGAGTCGTTCCTGACTTCGTGGATGAGATCAACCCTGGCGATTGGGTGACGGTCTCAAAAAAGGCTGCGGAACAAATGAATTACCCTGAGTTCCTTGGGCGCAACGATCAAGGCAACGAGCAAAAATCAAAGATCGTTAGCAAAGTAGTTAAGGCCGAGGAAGTGCGCTGGCCGGGTGATTCGCTTTTAGAGCAAGGTTATTTCCCTAGCTATTCACTTGGCCGGGCTAAAGTGAAGACAAACCCGGAAACGCAAACCTACCCGACGAAGGACGGCGTTCTGATCGGTCCGGCCACCTATTCGCTGAAAGCCTTCCACGGCACTCCGCACAAGGTGGACAAGTTCAAGACTGAGAACATCGGCACAGGCGAAGGGGCGCAGGCTTACGGGTATGGGCTTTACTTTGCGGAGAATGAGGAAGTGGCGAAAGACTACCAGAATGTTTTAAGTGGGCGCTCGCTTAAAGCAAAAGACGGGCGCCCGTTCCTTGACTTGGTGGAGCGACCGGGGGCAAAAAAAATTCTTAACGAAATTTCATTTGCGTTAAGTTTAGGGAAGAATTTTGACAACGAAATAGCGGTTTTGGAAAATAGAATCGAAACCGCTAGTAGGTTTATTGGTAGAGACGACAATCCGGCCGATAACGAGAAATTTGTCGAGGATGCAAAGGAGGCACTTGAAGCACTTAAAGAGCTTGAGGCTGGACCAGGAGGCTCCCTCTACACCGTAGAGCTAAACGTCGAGCCCGACGAACTGCTTGATTGGGATGCGCCGTTGAGCGAGCAAGGCCAGCTAATCGAAAAATTAAGAGAGCTTGTTGTTGGGGATATAGATGAAAAACTCGAATCTATAGAAGAACGCTTTGAAGAACATGAGGACATGCCAATGGGCGACAATGCCCGCAGGTGGATAGATGCCTTAGTTGAGGACGTTTATGACCTTGATGCGCTTGAGGACGCAAAAGCAGTTGATGAAGCGCTGGCCGATGAATTAATGGAAGTTATTCAAGATTTAGATATTTTGAATCCATTGGCGACCGGATCGCAGGCTTATTCGGCAATTCAAAGCGTTATCAAAAGCAACGAACAGGGAGCTTCCGAAGCCCTTGCCTCCCTCGGCATCAAAGGAATCCGCTATCTGGACGGCGCAAGTCGTAGCGACGGCGAAGGCTCCCGCAACTACGTCATTTTCAACGAAGAAGACATCACCATCACCGAGGAAAACGGGGAGCCTGTGAGCTTGGCGACGTATCAGCTAAAGCGCATCACCGAAACGCCCGAGTTTCAAAACTGGTTCGGCGACTCCAAGGTGGTCGACGAGAATGGCGAGCCGTTGGTGGTTTATCACGGGACGGATGCGGACTTTTCTCAATTCGATGCTAATCGTGGGATCGGGGTTCACCTTGGGACAATTGACCAAGCGGAAGGGGTGGCTGATGAGATTGCCGATGAGGGCGGCACGGCTGCCATTTATCCGGTTTACGCTTCGATAAAAAAATCAATCCGCCTTCGTGATGAAGGTGCGTGGGAAGGTAGGACAGTTGTCAACATGGTCAATGAGATCGCGGGGACCAGCTTGAGGCCATCGGCAAGCTCCCGCGACATTCGCGCGGCTTTGCAAGAATTGGGGTATGACGGCATCGTTTATGAAAACAGGTTCGAAGGTGATGAGTACGCGGACTCTTATATCGCCTTCGACCCCACCCAAATCAAATCCGCAACGGGCAACCGTGGCACGTTCGACCCGGACGATCCGAGGATCACTTACAGTATGGTCCGCATCGACGACCTTGGCGGCGATCCCAACGAAACTTACACCGTTCGCGAGCGAACCCCGGAAGAGCGGGTGCTCGCTCAAAAGCTCCGCGAGTTTCGCACGGATACCTGGCTCACTCAGGCGCAAAAGAACCGGATCAACAAGACCCCTGCGGACGGGAGGGCGAAGCTTCGGGCAGAGTTCGAAAAAGACTTTAAGCGTGAATTGAAAGTCCTCCAGACGAAGGCCACTGAATCGCGCAAGCGTCAACGTCTCCAGCAGTCCGCAGAGCGCAAGATTGCCAAGGTCGAGGCCCGGCGGCTGGAGCAAATCAAAACCCTGCACGATCAGGGTGAGGACGTGACGGCCAAACTGGAGGAACTGGACCGGATCAAGAAGGGGCTCCCCACGGCTGTCCGGCACCGCCTGGGGGGTGAAGTGCAGGTTTCCCGGCGCAAGACCCGCATGGGCAGGCAGAACGAAGTCAACCGGCGGCTTGTGCGGGCGCGTGAGCTGGCCGAAGGACACGAAGCGACCCGGCGGAAGGCTTGGCTGCGGCGGACGTTGAACAGGTTCGGGCATCGCGGGCAGAAAGCTCAAAAGCAGGCCGACGAAATGACAGCCTATGTTCGCGACCTGCTTCAAGTGGCCGGATACGCAGCCAACTCCGATACAGTTGAGCGCGTTAAAGAAGGTGTCCCGAAACCGGAAACCCTCACGGATGCAGAGTATGAGCAAACTATTGTAGACTTTCTTGGAATACTACAGCCTCACCGCCGGGACTTTGGACGGATTGAGGCCGCGTATTTTGCAACACAAGACCTTATCCGTTCTGGGAAATATGAACGGGCACAGTTCCGAGAGGCGCGAAAGGCTGAAGCTCAAGAACGTATCGAGAAAGGGCAGGAAATCGTTTTGAGGGGCAAGCCGACGCCAGACGCAAACGAGCTGAAAGCAAAAAATCTTAGCCGGACGAAGCTTGATCGAAGTATGTCGAATATTCGTTGGGTATTTTGAGAACGAAATCTTTTTCCCTGTTTTTAAGGCGGAAGAAATGGAATTAACGCTAGAGAGGGAACACAAAGAAACGACGATTGCAGATATTGATGAAATTACGGGGAAAAACAACAGAGAGAGGGCTAACTGGTTAAGGCGAGCGCAAGAAGATTTTTTTGATACGAATATCGAATATGATTCAGGGTTCGGAATGAAGAAGCGGAAGCTTTCGATCATGCAAGGGGTCTCCATCCTCAATCACTGGGAAGATATGTCGCTACGGCCTACATTTGCTAGGATGGGGATCACAGAAGAGACGATAAACGAAGTTCGGGCTTTTGTAGGGAAAAGGGGCGTGGCTTTGTCCGAGTATCTCCGGGAACGTTATGGAAGCATTGGGCAGGTAGTCAAAGAGCGGCACAATGAAGTTGAGGGCTTCCCCCTTGATTTGGTGAACAACTACGGCGGTAAGGTGATTCGGGCAAATACAGGTAAAGAGGTCGAAGACGAATCCCTACTCGACTACGATCCGAACACCGGGCGTCCCACTGTGAAAAACGGATCATTTAAGGCGCGGACAGAAAACACTCAACCTATTGTTTTCGGAGACGCGCTAAATGATTTTATGTGGCACATGCAGGAAATGCACCATTACATTTCCCACGCAGAAGCAGCCAAACGGCTGACGATGACCTTTGGTCGGGACAGTGCGGAGAGTCAAGAGATGCGGCGGGCTATCTATACGGCTCACGGCCCGGCTTACCTAAAGGCTTTAGACGAAAGTATTGAACGTATTATTCGCGGCGGTTTTAGCGAGACTAAAAAAATGTGGTCGATGCTGGATGAGTTTCGCGGCAATCTGACAAAGGGGACACTTGCACTAAAGCCGGACATCACGGTGAAGCAGCTTGTTTCCGCTCCGGCTTTTATTGATGAAATCGGGGTAAAAGAATACTCAAAGATGTATGCGGAAGTGATTCGGAACGGCCTTAAATGGTATCCCGAAATTTACCGCTTAAACTACACAAAGAACCGATTGAGCAATTCGCAGTTTTCCGATATACAAGACCAGATCAATCGGCGTCGATCCGCGTTAAAGAAGTTTGATTACAGTGATGCGCTAATGATCAACGTGAAGGCTGGAGATATTGGTGCCATTATGATGGGGGGCGCTCCGGTTTACGTATATTATTACAAAAAAGCGAAGAAGGAGGGAAAAAGCGACGCCGAGGCTCGGGAATATGCGGAAATTCGTTTTGGCGCGGCTGCTGATCGTGCTCAACAATCTTCAAAAGAGTCCAGCAAGGGTTTTTACTTAGGGTCGAATAATGGAGGCTTTGGGCGCACTTTCTTCATGTATATGACTAGCCCGATGCAATATTTGCGAATTGAAAATGTGAGCTTTTACAACTTTTACAAAGCACTTCAAGCTGTTCACAAAAACGAACCTGCAAAATTAAAGAAAGTATCAAAAGAGTTGGCGAGCGCATTTGTTTTTTTTCATGTGCTCTTACCGCAACTCTTTCAGGCGGTTGCCTCTGGTTTGACACTTTTCGGAGATGATGACGATGTTGTTGAAAGGTTTTGGGCGCGGCAAAGGAAAGCTTTCATTCTGGGGCCTGCACTTACCTTCCCGGTTGTCGGTGGTATTGCTGAACAGATCACAAACTATTACACAGGGCTGACAGATGAAAACTTTTTTGGTTCCTCGGGTTCACCTATGTTGGACGGGGTCACGAATGGAGGGAGAAAAGTTGTCAAATTCCTCACAGACCCAACTCCTGGGGCGTTTTTTGATGTGCTTCAAGATGTGGCGCAATTTAAGGGTATCCCGCTTAAGCAGGGTGTAGAGCAATTTGAGGCGATTGACGACGTAATGAAAGGCGAAACAGATTTCCCGATTCAACGACTAGGCGGCTGGAGCGAATGGGCGCTCGGCGAGTAGCAACCAATAACCCGGCGTATATAAAGCAATGGCACAAATCACTTCAATTACCGCCAACGGCGGATCGAGCACGTCCGCATGGGCGGGTGGCAAGGGTAACTTTTCGCTTTACGGCGACTTCGGCGGGGGCGCGGCCCGGTTAGAGTATTCTTTTGACTCCGGCACGACCTGGATTCCGATGGAAGCGCCGACACTCGGCGAGCTTGGCATCACCCGGAATAAGGGCATCAACTTCGAGCTTCCGGCCTGCGACCTTCGGGTTTTCGTTGTCCGGGCCGACACCGGTAGCCTGAGCCTGACCGCGAACATCGAGGCGATTTAATGGCTAAGTCGGCAGTCAGTTCAGTGGTCAAATCGGTGGTTGCGTCGGCGGTCGGTCCGGCGGGAGGCATCACCTACGACAAGACCGACCGCGCCCTCGACCTCGGCAACCTGACCGCGCAAACCGCGCCGGACCTGAGCGGCAACGACAACGACGCCACGCTCGCCAGTAACGTCTATTTCAGCACTGACGGCAGCCAAGGCAAGGGCATCCAAGCGGACTGCTCGGCGGAGGGCAGCGGGACGTATCGTTTAAAAGGCAACTGCGGCGCCGACTCAGTGGGGCAAAAATTTGCGCAAATCAATTCCTCCGAGGATGGAGAGGGCCGGATTACAATTGGTTCCGGTGGGGTTGACGAGTGGATTGAGTTTACCACGACCTCCATGACGGGCGTTCCTAACAACGTGGTTGTTGGGTGGTCGGATCAGACCGGAACCTATTTCCCGATGGACTGGAGTGACATCCGCCTACAAAAACAGGTCGGCTCAGATTGGGTAACCGTCGCCCACTGGCAAGGCATCGACAGCGAGGACGCCTCCCTCGACGGCTACCCCTGCCTCGACTCCAGCGGCAACGGCTACCACGGCACCCACAGCGCAGGCGTGGCAGGCGGCGGCGGCGAGACGGGCGGCCTCCAGACAATGGGGGTGGATTGGAATCGCTATTCTTACGGAGCGGGTCAGTTAATACCAGATCCGCAAGATGGAGACCGACTGGTGTCCTCTATGGGGCAGGCTTTGGTTTGTCCGAATCTTATAGACGATAATGTGATAAATGACGAACTGGGAACAGATGTGTCAGGTTGGGCGAACTCGGATGCAACATACACTCAGGGCAGCGAGTTTGCTACCTTCTCGGCCAATGTTCCACCAAAATCAGGATCAACGAGAAAGGCGATTCCTCAACTAAATGGAGGCAACCACATTTTTTATTTAAAAGTAGGGGCAGATGATGTATCCGGTAGTGGTGTAAATTTTGAACTTCGAGATAGTGTCGGCGGCAACTCGACAGTAATAGTCACTCTTGGCTACAACTGGACAACCTTTTCCTATGAGCAGCAACGAATCTCGATGGGGGTCAGAAAATCTGGTAGCTTAGTTGGCATTGCTGGGCCTTCGGTAGATTTTAGCGCAAGCCCAGCGAGGATTGCCGTTGTCTACGACAAGACTTACACTTCCTTTTCTTTATATATTTTAGAATCGGGATTATGGAGATTCTATGGTGGCGTAGTTAGTGATCGTCCGTCAATAGACAGCTTGGGAATATCATCAGGGGGCGGCGATTCAGCCGATGCATACGTCTACTATTTACTTAATGCAAAGCCAAATATTGTTAGCACTGGGTCAAGTATTGTTGCTGGTCACAATTCATTCGACCCTAATCCTGATTTTTACGGTGGATTAGATGATTATAATTCGCAATACCAATACCACTTACCCGACTCGCTTTACCCTAGATTCAGAAATACTTTAGTATTCAACTCGGGCGTAGGGGGAGAAGACACAGGGGAACTTTTAACTAGACTGCCCACCGTAATATCCGAGTCGGACGCGCGGTTGTTTTTAATGGGGCCAAACATTAATGATTACGGAAGCGGGTTCACTCTACAAGAACGCACGGACAATATGACGGATGCCGTTACGTTGGTTGAAGAGTCGGGCGCAACACCAGTCCTTGTAAATGAGGTTTATCCAAACGGGGCAAACGGGGCTTACTACAAAGAATGGTGGGACAATTATCGAACACAGACAGGCGCAAGTGCTTATATTAACCCAATGACTGTCCTTGCTGATGTTAATGGATATGTGGACTCCGATTATGTTACGGATGGAGTTCATCCGAATGTTATGGGTTATCAACTGATGGGCGAATACGTTAGGGACAACCTGCCTGCTGTAGGGTTATCAGACGCCCTCGGCAACCCGCTCGACTTCACCCGCCCGAACGCCCGAGTCCTCAACGGCGCAGTGCCGGGCAGCTACGCGACCGTAGCCGACGACGCGACCCGCGACAGCACCAACGTATTTGCCGCGTGGGTTTACCACGATGGCACGGACGGCGTGATTGCGGACTACTCGGACGGAGCGGGGACGGTGGACATTGAGATTGTCAGCGACGCGATTGTCACGACCGGGCTGACGACCCCTGGCGCATTTGTGGGCAACAAGACGACCGCAATGGCCAACACGGACGCCGTGACGGAGGGGTGGAACTACATCTTTGTGACCTTTGCGGACTTTAGCCCAACCGCCGCAACCCGCTACTACGGACGACAAGGGCACATCATCGAATACACCGAGAGCAAGACCCTCGCTCAAGCTGAGAAGAACCGCAAGGCCCTTAAATCTAAATATTAACATGAGCCTGAATCACAACATCACCAACGCCACCTATTTCCTAATCACGTGGAAAACCTACAACGAGGCCCCCGTCCCGCAGGCGATCCTCGACAACTACGAGGGGAAGAACGGCATCTGGTTTCCCGCTTCTTCTGAGGACGAAGAGCCGATCCGCGTGACTACCGAGAACGCCACCATGCGCCAAGCCATCGAAGCGGCTAACACACGGCACGTTGACCCCGCCGTGCCGCTGGTCGTCACTCCCGGCGAGAAGCCCGTCGAAGTGGGGCCGGACGAGAGCCCCACTCACGCCTTTATCGGAATGCGGCAGGTCGGTGGCAGTATTGATGTGGTGGCCATGGGTATCGCGCAAGCGGAGGGGCGGCCCTACGAGCAAGTGAAACTTTCGCAGGAGCAAGCCTCGCACTTTCGCAACACAGGAGAACTTCCCGCTTAGATATGACCGACCAACCATCCAACGACAATGCCCGCATAGCCAACGCAGAGCGCGACATCGAGCACTTGCGCAACGACATCAAGGGTCTGCACGAAAAGAGCGACACCATTATCAAGTCGTTGGCCGAGATGAGCCAGCATTACGCCGTCGAAGACGCCTATAAGAAAGCCAACATAAAAAGCATCGAATCCCGCCTATGCCCGAAGCCGGGGGCTTGCATCGATCTGACGCCCCGTGTCGAAGCCCTCGAAAAGCAGTTTTCCGCCTGGCACGACGCGCAGCAACAATTCAAGGGAGCCCTGAAGACCGTGCGCACGTTCTGGCTGGGCGTCGGGGCGCTGCTCACGACGCTGGGCTGGTTTGCCAAAGAGTTTTTAACCCGTAACTGACACTCTTATGAAAACCCACCTACACAACACCATCGCGGCCTTCATCCTGGCCGCCACCGCATTCATTTCTGGATGCGCGACCTCCGACGGCACCTCCGTGACCAAGGCCGATGTCATCACTGCCGCCGAAATCGCGGCTGGCATCGTCATCGACAACGACGCCCGAGTCGATGAGGCCCTCAAAGTCGTGCGCGATGCGCGGCAGTTTATCCAGACAGGACAATCGGCCACCGTGGACGGGCTGGCCGAGTATATCATCACCCGTGCCCTGCAAAGCCAAGACCTGAGCCCCGGCCAAGTCTCCGCGATCAAGAGCTTCTTCCGGCGCTATACCGATACGATGACGCTGGAACTCGACCAGATCGGCGTGGACCCCGATGTAATCGTCACGGCCAACGAAGTGCTGGACGCCGTCGAGCGGGTCGCCCTGGAGATCCGCAGATACGGCGCACCCCTGGAGCGTAGCTATGCCACCGCCCCGGAACCGCTCGACGAATCGCTCTTGGGCTATTTGACCGACCGGCGCACCCGAGACCGCTACCCGCTCAGTTTGACCGCCCGCGAGTCCGCAAAAGTCGATCCGAAATGGCATGACGGCCTCCGCTGGATGCGAGACAACCCGCAACCGCTGCCGGAAGGTTTATGACTCACAGATGAGACGCAACCGAGTTTGTGTCTCATAAACCCCGAAATATTGCACACAAATGCCACGAATGAACAGACGCAGCTACCAGCGCACCTTCAAGGGGCGCGTCCTCGATGCTTCACTCGAAGCCGACCCGCGCGACTACCGCCTGATGATCGCACCGCCGCAACCCGGCGAGTTGCAAAGCCGCAAATGGGAATGCCCCGTCCGCCTCGACCAGGGGCGTGAAGGCGCTTGTGTGGGATTCGGCGGGGCGCACCATATCGCCTGCTTTCCCTGGCCGCAAAAGCTGACCGAGGCCATTGCCCGCTTTTTCTACGAGGGGGCGCAGGACTACGACGAGTGGTCGGGCTCCGACTACGAGGGAACCAGCGGCAACGGGTTGATGACCTTCCTGCACCGCTCCGGGGTAATCGGCAACTACTACCGGGTGCGCTCCCGGATCGAGCTTGACCGTCTTCTCAGCGTCAAGAGCCCGGTGTCCGGTGGCTTCCCGTGGCGCGAGGGCATGTTCGAGGCAGACCGCAACGGCTTTGTCCGCTACGAGGGCGAGGTCAAAGGCGGGCATTACGTGTGCGTCAACGGCGTCGATTTCGAAAACGAGTTTTACTGGATCGTCCAAAGCTGGGGCCGCCATCACGGCATCGACGGCGAGGTCAAAGTCTCGTTTGCCGATATGGACAAGATGATCGGCGAGGGCGGTAATATCTACTGGTTCGAGGAGAAGTCTATCGGGCCGATCCGAAACCGGATGAAGAAGGAAAAGAAACCCTGGTGGAAGTTTTGGGCATGAGCGATGAGAGGCGCACCCGACAGTCACCCCGATCTGCATAAAAAACTATTCTGGTTCTGCTTGTTTCGTGGGAAACGCCGCCTCGCCTGGTATCACCTCAAAAAATGGCTCTTCCCAAACGCTCAAATCCCTATCCCACACGATGATCGAAGCCCTCCAATACAGTCTCAGCCTGTGGCCCTTGGCAGTGGCCATCGCTTCGGTCGTGACCGCCGCAGCCGCGATGGCGATGCGGGGCTACGTGAGAATCGACGTGGGGACCAGCGTCAATGTAGGCATTCAACTTGGAAAGGCTAAACCATGAGCCGCCGAATCACAAACCACTACAAGCCTGGTCTCAAAGCCCGCGCCCGGTTCCACGATCCCCTGCACATCCTGGCCCACGATGTCCCGATCAAAGACCGTCCCTGGGAGCTCCTTACCGATTTTCGCTTCTACTCCGCCATCCTCGGCAAAGTCATCACCGTGCCCGAAGGTTACCGCACCGACTTCGCCAGCGTCCCCCGCTTTTTCTGGCGCATCATTCCGCCGTATGGTCGCTACGCCAAAGCCGCCGTAGCCCACGACTACCTATGCGACCAGCGCGGCCGCACCGGCATCGACAGCGCCACCACCCACAAAGTCTTCCGCGAGGCCATGGAGGTCCTAAAAGTTCCCGCCTGGAAACGCGCCCTTATGTATCGCGCCGTCAAATGGTTCGGGCCAAAGTTTCCGGCTCAATAGCAAAATAAGCCTCGGCCTCGGCCTTTGTCGCAACGCCCCGGTAGTGCTGATACATCATCCCCGGTCCCGATTCATGCCCGGCGATCAGCATCGTCCGCGAAATATCGCCATAAAGTGCCAGATGGTAAGTGAAAAAAGAGTGCCGGCAAACGTCCTGACTCCAGCGGCCAATCGCCGCCTTCGCTATCCGCGTGGCTTGGCGCGATCTTCCGGGGGCCACCGGGCTGCTTGACTTTCCGGGCTGTAACCATTGCCAAAGGTTTTCCGGCAAGCCTTCCAGTGGCCTACCCGTCCGGGTTTTCGACTGGTCGGCGTTGATGCGGATAATGCGGTTCTCGGTGTCCACCTGACGCCACAAGAGCGGCGGTTTGTGCTGCGAGCGGATCTCACTCGGGCGAACTCCCGCGAAAAGCATCAGGGCCAGCATCGGCGCATAAGTTCCGGCGGATCGCATGACTTGTTCCGCTTCGGCGGGGGTCAATATGTCAATCCGGCGCTCGGTCTTTGCCGCGTCGTCGTTGATCCCGGTGGCCGGGTTCTTGGACACAATAGGCGGCTCCTGCTTCGTCGCCCATGAGAAGCAAACCGAAATTGCCCTGGCGTAGCCCTGCGCCGTCGCCGGGGACACGGGCAGGGCTTCGATCCAAGCGCGAATTTCCGGGCGCGTCACGCTGTCCGCAACGCGGTCTCCGAAAGTGTCGGCGAATACGTCGAGCTTAGTCTGGTAAAAGGCCGTCGTCGCCGGGGAGAGGTTTTTGCGGATAGACCGCCGGATAAAGCCGTCGATCATCCGACTGACCGGCTGCGGGTCGATCTGGCCCCGAAGGCCGACGGCACGGAGCGCGGCCTGTTCCAGCGTCATGCCTGAGCCTTCCAGCGCAGTGAGGGCGGCGCGGGCGTCCATTCGCTCGGCGGGGGTTAAAGCTCTGTCTTTTCGTGGCATGTTGTCAAAATTTGGCAACACACCAGACGGAAATCTAAGGTGTGTGGCATTGTGGATTATAGTCTAGTGCGTCGGCTAAAAAGCGGTTCAAGATGGGGTAATATGAGTAACAATGGAAACTTACGTCGAACATTGGAATACTTAGAATTGAGGCGGAAACCCGCTAAAACACTGGTGCTCGGGGCGGGACTCGAACCCGCACCGCCGTAAGGCGACCAGAACCTAAATCCACTGCCCTTTATTGGCTATCAAAGGGATACGGGTCGGCTGTTCCGCGTGTTCCGGGGTCGTGGCAGGCTTTCGACACGAAAAACAGCATCCAAGGCACCAAAGCGATCCCGAGGAAGACGAAGAAATCGGGGATATATTTCTCTGCCCGAACCCATTGCAATGTCGCTCCGTCGAACGCGGCCAGGTCGATGAGGTAAAGCGGTAATCCGAGAAGCAGGAATGAGAGCGGCGGGCAAATCATCTGCACGATCACCCACCACTTGAACACGTCAGAGGCCGTAAAACCAATCGCATTCGGGCGACCAGGCGCACGGCTGGCATGTGGGGAATAGCAGGAGCTGGCTGTGCGCTTTTTCATGCTGCTCCTTTCTGTGATTTTCCGGGGGGCTTCTTCGCTTGGAAGGGCTGGGAGTCTTCGGGCGGGTGTTCCTTACGCTCAACCTCGTCTTCAAGGATGATGCGGATTAGGTCGCTGACCTTGCGCCTTTGTGATTTGGCAAGACGTTCGAGCTTTTGGTGTAGCTCATCATCCACCCTTATCCCGAGGCGTTTGGTTTTGGTTTGTGGGCTCATGTTAGACAGTTGGTTAGATCGTCGAACATACGCCTTGTTTGAAAAAATTACAAGAAATTTCAAAAAATTTCAAAACTTTGTTGACACGTCGAACAACGTCGAACAAATGTCATCGGCAATGAGCAAGAAAACTAAGTTTAAGAACATCGGCGTGATTATCCCGGTCGAGTTGGAAGCCAAGTTGAAACGGATTGCGAAAAGCCAAGGCAGAAGCCTGAGCACACACGCCCGCTTTATTTTGGCCGAAAATGTCGAACATTGGGAGCTTGCGTCGAACACTGAAAGGAGAGCCGAACATGCTACCCGCTAGCGACATCGAAGCCATCGCCGAGGCGGTCGCGCAAAAACAAATGCGCTTCCAGTCGCCGGTGCTCACCACTGCGGAGGCAATCGCCTTTGTCGGCAAGAACTCCGCTTCGGCTTTCGGGCGCTGGTGTGCGGCTCACAAGGTGAAGCCTTGCGACAAAGGGCGCTACTCCCGCCGTGCGCTGGAGATGGGACTGAACAAGGAAGCACGGAAGGGGGAACGATGAAACACTCTGAAATCCAAACCAAGGCCCCGCGGGTCCTGAAATGGCGGCGCTGGAAAGTGCGACTGAAATTCTGGCTGCGCGATCTGGCTGAAGCCGTGGAGGCTGACGCTCAACGGCGGTTACGGCACCGCGAATCGATGCGGAAGCTCAAAGAAAGCGGGCTGATTGGATGATGATTTACCGCACAGACGGGGCAAGCGCCCTGAAGAGATACATCAGGACAGGCGAGGCCATTGTGAGACCAGACCCTTCGGAAGTCCTGCCCCGGTAGCGCGGGATCTGTGCGACCATTTTTTTAACCACCAAAATAAAGGAACCAATATGAACGACACACAAAAAATCAAATTCGCCGAATTTCTGGCGAACGAAGCAATGGGGCTCCTGGTCGAGCACCTTGATAGCGCGGAGGAAGCTGCGGCGGAATCCATCGACCCGGCGGACGAAAAGCCGGCGAAGGCGAAAGTCGGCATCTCATTTGTATGGGAGGCCGGAAGCGCGAACCCGAAAGTCGTCACGAAGCTGAGTTTCACGACCAGTCACAAAGACGAAACCGAGAGGACGTTCGACCCCGATCAAATGAGTTTTGAATCCGAGCTTGACGAAAAAGTCAGGGATATGGGCGGCGAGAAGAACAAGACGCTTTAACCACCAACCGAAAGGAACCAACCAATATGAGCACACAACTCGCAAATCAAGACCTTGGCAAAATCAAGGCACTTATCCAGGGCGACCAGTTCAAGGAGCAACTGCAAGCCGCCCTTCCCCGGCACCTGTCGCCTGACAGATTCGCCCGGATCGCAATCACGGCGATCACCCGGACGCCGAAGCTGGCGGAATGCACCCAAACGAGCCTGTTCCGCTGCCTTCTCGATCTCTCCGCTGCCGGGCTTGAGCCGGACGGTCGGCGGGCGCACTTGATCCCCTACGGGAAAGAGGCAACGCTGATTATCGACTACAAGGGCCTCGTCGAACTGATCCGCCGGAGTGGCGACGTGACTAGTATCCGTGCGGAAACGGTTTGCGAGAACGACCGCTTCGAGTGGGTCAACGGCGAGATCACGCACGAAGTGAACTGGCGCAAAGCGCGGGGTGACGTGCAAGCTGTCTATGCCGAGGCTCGCATGAAGTCGGGCGAAGTTCAGACGGCGACCATGACCTTCGAGGAAGTCGAGGGCATCCGCAAGCGGTCGAAGGCTGGCAACGGCGGGCCATGGAAAACGGATTGGGGCGAAATGGCAAAGAAGACTGTCGTGCGCCGACTCTCCAAAATGCTGCCGCTGGCTTACGAAGTTGCTGACGTTATCGACAAGGTGGATCGTCCTGTAGATTTCGATATGCCGAGTGAGCTGACTAAAGGGCGGGCCGCTGAGGTCTTTGCAAAGGAAGAACCGAAGCCCGCTGAGAAGGTCGAGGATGAACCTGTAAGGCTTGCTGACAAGTTGGCCGATGAAATGATGGATCGCGGCATTTCCGAGAGCCAAGTGAAAAAGCAGGCGGTCGAGGAAGGCTATCTGGCCGAAGACTTCGAGGGCTCTGTTTTGAAAGCCAAGCCGGAGCAAATCGAGGGATTGCTTGCGATGTTGAAAGGAGGTGCCAAGTGAAATACCGAGTCACCTTCCCGAGCGATCCGATCATTACAACCGATTGCCACGACCGGAATATGGTCAAATGCCCGACCGGGCATCCGGTGGCAATCGCGACTCTCAAGCGCCTTGGCTGCACAGTCGCGAAGGCGGAACCGTTTGAAGCGGGTCAACCCTGCTACTGTGAGCGCCTGGGCGAAGTCGTCTTTGTCGGCCACTCGGCTGCATGGCCGGGAAACAGCATCGTCGAGACTACGGCCGGCATCATCCAGCGCGTATCGACGGATAGTCTGCACCCGGCCTCGGAGCTTTTCGAGGGCACCCGGAGCCAGCTTGACGGGCTGACTGGAAAGGGGGCGGCGTGAATACGAATAAATACCAACAACCCGGCCAGACCGGAATCATCCTGAACGAGCCCAACGACGTGTATCACGCCGACCCGGCGATCAGCAACAGCGACCTTTCGCTTTTCCTCTCCGATCCGAAACGGTTTGAGGCGATCCGCAAGGGGGAAATCGAGCGGGAACATAAAGCCTGCTACGATCTCGGCGATTTGTTCCACACTGTCACGCTTGAAGGCGTGGACGTTTATCAGAGCAAATACGTCCACGAGAGCCTTGTCCCAGCCAAGCCGACACCGCAACAGCTACGGGCCTATGAGAAGTTCCCTGGCCTCGATAAGCCGACGAAGGCGCAACGCGAGGCGTTCGAGAAGCAAGAGCGCATCGTGAAGACCCATGAGGCGTTCTGGAAGCACCACGAGGGCAAGCGGCCAATCAAAGCCGACGACGACGCGAAAGCCCGCGCTATGCGTGACAGCCTTTGGGCCGACGATGACGCGGTGAACCTGCTGACCGGCTGGCAAAGCGCCTACCGTGAAATTACGCTACGGACAGAAGAAACGCGGTTCGGCTTCCCGGTGCAGGTGAAGCTTGATTACTTTGAGCCGGACACCGGGCGAATCGTCGATCTGAAAAGCGTTCGAAACCTTGACGTGTTTCGGCGCAACTTCGCGGATTTCGGATATTACCGCCAAGCGGCCTTTTACTCGCTCGTTTGCGAACTGGTGACGGGGGTTGTCCCGGAGTTCTATTTTGCGGCGGTTGAGGCCGAGGCTCCGCACGAGGTAGCAATCTTCCAAGCGCACCCGGAGGCGATAGAAACGGGCATTGCTGAGATAACGGCTGGCCTGACGGCGCTCGGTCAGTGTTTGCGGGCTGATGCCTACCCGAAGCGGTTCAGGGGCGTCCAGGCGCTGTTTTTGAAGCCTTGGGAGGTTGAACGGGCGCAAGGGCGCGTTGATCGTGTGAGTGCTTTGGAAGGGGATGCGTAATGGCTGGCGACTGGATAAAATTTGATAAGGCGACCTTGGAAAAGCCCGAGGTCGCCTTGATCGCCGACGAGCTTGGCATTGATGATGACGCGGTGGTCGGGAAATTACTTCGGATTTGGGCTTGGGCGGATGAACATTGTCACGCTGACGGCGTGACATCGGTCACGCTCATGTCACGACTAGACCGTCGCGTCGGCGTGACCGGATTTTGTCAAGCGATGCTAAATGCTGGTTGGCTGATGGTGGACAATGATCGACTGCAATTCCCGAATTTCGGCCGGCATAACGGAAACCCCGCAAAATCAAGGGCTTTGGCAACTGAGCGCAAAAAAGAGTCACGGTCAAAGCGTGACAAGAGTCACGGTCAAAGCGTGACAAAAACGCGACCAGAGAAGAGAAGAGAAGAGAAGAGTATAGACTCTCATAATCGCGCGCGAAGATCACCAAAGGACGTGAAGGAGTGTATCGACTACGCTGCGATGATCAGCGTGACGGAGGACGACGCTCGCGGGTTTTACGATTCGCAGGAATCCGGCGGATGGACCCGTGGTGGCCAACCGCTGAAAGACTGGCGGGCGTCAATGCGGACGTGGAAACGGAACGGATGGCTCCCAAGCCAAAAGAAAGCGAAGGGATTCAACAACAACCAACAGGCCGACCGCATGAGCGACGGCTACGACAGCAAGGAGGCAATATGAATCGACAAGAATTAGAAGCGGAGATCAATGCGGACCAACGAAAGCCGTCCGGAATGGCCGAGCTTTCAACAGAATTAGGCCAAATCGTGGACTTTGAAGCTTGTGAGGGTATAGAGCCGCGAAGCGAAGAAGAGCGCGACAGGGAGGCGCAAGAGGAAATCGAGGAATCTTACCGTGCGCAACGGGTATGGAAAGCCCGTGAGATGATTCCGTTTGAGTTTCAGCAGGATCTTGACCGGAGCAATCAGCGAGTGGACTGGAGAGCGTTCGATGAGGTGCTAGCGTGGGACGGCAAGCGCTCTGTTTTGGCGAAAGGTCCGTCACAGATCGGCAAGACTCGGGCAATCTTCCAAGTGCTTTACCGGGCAATGGTTGAGCACAAGCGCAGTTTTACGGTTTTGAACGAGCGCAACATTTTGGCGAAGGTGGCCGATGCTAGGTCTGAACAAGCCTTGTCGAAGCTGTCTGATGCTTGGTGCCGGGAGGACATTTTGTTTTTTGATGATCTGGATAAGGTGAATTTTCATAACGGGGTGATTGCTCAGAGTTGCCTTACGCTGGTTTTCGGTGTAATCAAGGAGCGGATGGCGCAACATCGGCCCACGTTCCTGAGCCAAAACGCGCGGATTCAGGATATTTTCGCGGCAGCCGGGAAGCCTGCTTGTCTCTCGATGATTGAGCGCATAAAACAGAATGAACATTGGCAGGTGACAATTTTCGAGAAAGGCGGCGATGAGCAATGAGCGAAAATCAAGCCCCCTACAATTCGACGCGGACATCCTCCGGAGAAAAGGATTCGTCCAGCGACCTGATGGCCGGTGGGAAAAACCCGCTGCTGGTGTGGATCGATTGCAAGGTCGAGAGCACCCCGAACAGGCGGGAGCATTGGACCAAAACCCGAAGCAGGAACCGAAGCCAAAAACTGGCCGTAAGAAAAGTGCTCGCCGGGTTAAATCCGCCGGAGGTTCCCGGCGAAAGCAAGAGCACACGATGATTGTGACACTCACCTGCCATGTGCCGAGATACTTTGATAGCGACAACGCGACGATTGCGACGAAAGCGATCCGGGACGAGATCGCGGACTGGTTGGGCGTGGATGACGGCGACAGGCGGGTTCTCTGGGAAGTTGACCAAACACTCACGCGGGGCGTTCCTGGCGTTTGTGTGGCGATTAGAAGGGCGGCGGATGCAGGTTGACCGGACAGAACTCAACGCGGCGGTGGCCGGGGCGCACAAGCGGGGCATCTTGACTGAGCGGCTGGCCGTGCTCGCGATGGGTATTGCTCGGGGGTATCTGGCTTCGGAGAAGTTTAAGGGTTACAGTGAGGCGGATCGCGAGGATATTTTTGGAGCGTGGACTGTGCGTTTTGTTAAAACGTGGTCGCGATTAGATCCGGAGAAAAACTGCCATGCTTACATCACGCGGGGGGTCGAATTGGCATGGAAGGATCACGCCCGGAGCACGTCGAGGCGACTCAGGCGGGAACACGCTAAGGCAGAGGCGATGTTGGCGGAAGAGACGGACCGGATTCAGCGGTTTGTGCGATCCTACGAAGCTGAGTTGGGCGACGGGCCGGGGATTGTGCCGATGGAGGATTTTGAGAGGAAAATTAAACACTGAGGACAGGCACGAAGCGAAACAATTACAACCAACGAAAGAAAACCAATGAGTGACGAAAATGCAAAATGTAACGACCAACCCGCGAGCGAGCGGAGTTGTCCTGATCCGGCTGGTTATGCTCCCTTCGTGCCTCCGTTTCACTACCGGACCGAGCTGCGCTACATAGCAGATTCGAGAGGCGCGGTCATGGCTGATCTTAGAATGTGGCCTGCGCTGACGGGCTACAAAATCAAAGACCAAGAACGAATCGGGAATTGGATCGCGGAGTCTTTGAGCGACTGCGCTTTTGCGGACCGAGACGGTGATAACCTTCAGCATAACGCTGAGATGGATAATGGCGAGTAGATCGCCTGTGTGACTTTAACAATCAACGAAAGATAGAATATGCCTAATGATACAGAAAACGCCAATGCCTCGCCATTGATCCAATCGACTGGTTCGCAATCGATTGGCTGGATGGGGTCAATCCGAGACAAAGACGCTGGGCATGTAAATGTGCACCAAGGCTGTGCCTCGCTGTCTTGGGGTATGATGGAAAGGGTGCGAGCAAAATTTCCAGATGATGAAGAATTTGAAGTTTATATTTCAATTCGTCCTGAGAACGTAGAGGACAGGCACGAAGTGAGGAACGAACGAAGTTGTCCTGATCCGGCTGGTTCTCGACCGAAGGTTAAGGACTGTCGATACTGGAACAAACTGCCACTACTGGCGACAAGCGATTGGATTGTGAGTGCTCTTCTAGCTCAAGAGCTAGAAGATGAGAACGAACGCTACCGAAAAGCATTAGAGGAAATTGCTGGCAACGAATCGGGCGTAAACGCTGAACGGGCAGACGGTATTGCAATCGCCGCATTAGCTTTCGAGAACACTGAGGACAGGCGCACAGGAGAATGACTATGAGTGACGAACCAGAAACGACGAAACGAATGGCGGCGCGATTCCCGTGTTGCCTGATCCGGCTGGTTCGCAGAGCCGGGCCGAATGTGTGCTGGGTAATGATGATGGTTTTTATTCTGACCGCAAACAGCCGAGCCGCTGGGGTTGATGCGCTCCTAGTGGCGATCTTATCCGTGCGGCAGAAGTGTTTTTTTTACGAGGCTCATGTTGCGCTCCGAGTGCTCTTGCATGATGCGGGCAATGGAAATAACTCATTTGTGAAGCTCTTGGCCCCATTATGTGGCTGGCCCCATTTTGTGGTCTTGCCTTCGATTGCGCCTTGAACTCATAGGACTGCTGGTTTCTAATTATATTATTCCCCTTTATGCCACTAAGTAAGACACATATTTCTGCAATATCTCGGATGTTCTCTGCAGGCGTCTTGCATGAACTGGCGAATACGGGGCGTTCGCCGCTGTTTGCTCGTTTGTTTTGCCAGTCCGGTTTGTCGGAAATGCAAAAAGGGGAGACGCCAACCGTGGGTGCAGCTTATGAAGCTGCTTTCTCAGTTTTGCGTCAATCAGGTATTCGCGACGAATACATTTATCGTGCCGCATTGACTCATAATATCCTGCTCGGCCGTCATTCCCTCAATTCAGCTAGTATGTTGACTGAGTTTAGGGCCGGTAAATGTAAGGTCGACTTGGTCATTTTAAACGTAACAGGGACGGCCTACGAAATTAAATCTGACCGAGATTCATTGTCTCGTCTCAGCAATCAGCTGCTAAATTACCGTAAGGTTTTCTCGAAAGTTTACGTGATTGCCGGTAAGTCGCATGTGCAAGAAATTCTGGAGTCGACCCCTGCTTCGATAGGAGTTCTCAGCTTGTTGAGATGGAACCGGATTCATACTGTTAGGGAGGCGCAGGAGGACTTTGATGCTTTATGTTCAGATGCGATATTTGATTCGCTCCGGGTCGAAGAGGCTCGGCAACTCTTGCGAAATTTGGACGTCTCGGTGCCTGATGTTCCGAATATGCATCTCCGTAGTGTGATGCGTGAGTTATTTGCGGATCTTTCCACACGCAAGGTGCATGAAGAAATGGTTTCTGTTCTTAAGGAAAAGCGCAATTTGGCATCTCTGGCATCAGCGGTTGAAAAGTTGCCTGCCGCTCTGCAACCTGCCGTCTTGTCTCTAAAGCTTCGTCCGACCAGCCGTGAACGGTTGGTTTCAGTCATGGGCACACCAATGGACGAGGCCTTAACTTGGGCTTAACTTAAAAATGTATTATCCTTATTTCCGAGGTAAGCAGTTTGAACTGATCGCAATTCGAGAGACAGCGGCTCTGATGGCTGCATCTGGATTCGTCCCCATTATCGAACCGGTTCGCGAGGCCATGAATGGCTTGAGACGAGCTCTGGAAGCGATTTGCGAAGCAAACGGGAGCGCTATATTGGTCGTGAATCCGGACAATGGCGATCACGCTGGAAACCATCTACATGCGCTCCAAAAATTCAGGAGCATATTTTTTGAGACTTTCCCGAAAGGTGAGAAGGATGATCCGGATCGAATTGTAATTACGAATATGAAAAGCCGCTCGAGAATCACAATTGATGAGGGGCCAGTTGAGACAATTCGCCCGCCGATTTGGGATTCTTTAATCTAACAGACCATTAGAAGGAACTGCAAAGCATGAGAAACCCTAATAACTACACTCAAGCGCAGCGGCGATTAGGTGGCCTTAATCGACCAAAGCGCGAAGAGCGGTTTGAGGAGGTGATTGCTCGCTTCCGCGCTGACCGTAAGGGGCATGTCGTGGCCGAGGGCGTTACATACTCAGCCCAAGGTGAATCCCATTGGCAGGTGCGGCACTCGACGGCCCATGCGGATCAATTCGACGTGTTGGCCGATGGCCGGAGGATTACCAGGGGCGGTCCGCGCCAACTACCTACGCCGTGGATTCGCAAAAAGGCGAGGGCGGCGAAGGAGCAAAACGCAACTTACGCGGCTATCGGCGTAAATACTGACGATGAGCGATAAAAAGCTAACTCCAAAGCAGGATCGTTTCTGTCGCGAATATGTAGTTAATCTTAACGGCACTCAGGCGGCGATTCGTGCGGGGTATAGCAAAAGGACGGCAAATCGTATTGCCGCAAACCTGTTGTCAAAAGTTGTCATTTGCGAACGGGTCGCAAGACTGGCGGCAAAAGCGAATGAAAAGGCCGAGGTCACAAGCGAAGAGATTTTGAACGGACTGGCTGAGATTGCCCGCAACGGGGAGGAAAAAACGTCGGACCGGATCAAATCCTGGGAGCTGCTTGGCAAATACCGGACGCTCTGGACAGAGAAGCACGAGCACGAGCACAAGGGCGATTTCAACTTCAACATGGTCCTCCACGAACGAAAGACTGAAAAATGATAACTGATGCAAATGGAATGGGCGCTGATTTCGCAAGGGATCGGCCAGAATTAAGCGAGAAGGTGGGTTTGAAAGTTATTGAGACCCTAGAGTCGCGTTTAGGGCGAAAGCCTGCTGAGGGCGAAATTGAGGCCAAGGGCTCACAGATGGTGCATCCGAATGGCAATGTCACGTTTTGCTGGGAGGATCAGGCGTTTCTCCGGCTGGTGTTTGGCCAGGGCAAGGTCACGATTTTGGAGGTTTGACGGTGCCAGACATTCCCGTCACGCCGAACTTCGCGCGGTTCAAGGAGGGTGTCGCATCCGGCCAGCGTTATCTGCTGTTCGAGGGCTCGTCGGGGTCCAGCAAGACGATCAGCATTCTACAAGGCGCGGTTGAGTGGTGTCTGACGCATCCCGGCAAGACATGGACCACCTACCGGAATGACCGGGCGACGTGCCATGACTCGGTTGTGAAGGACTTCAAGTTTGTGCTCGGGGAGCAATTCGGAATCTGGAACCTCGGCAAATGGAACGTCCAGAATCTTGAGTATGAGTTCCCGAACGGCTCGAAGCTGCAATTCCGGGGCGCGAACGATCCGGCCAAACTACACGGCCCCCGGCGCGACGTAGCCCATTTTAACGAGGTCATGGAGATTGACAAAGAGGCGTTCGACCAGGTGGACGGGCGAACGTCGGAGTTTATCGTCTGCGACTGGAATCCGAGTTTCAATCATCACTGGGTTTTTGACTCGATTATCGGCTCCGGGGAGGAGTTTTACACGCATTCAACGTTCGAGGATAACCCGTTTCTGGCCGAAGCTTCCCGGCGGGTCATTTACTCATGGAAGCCGACACAAGAGAACAAGCACAAAGGCACGGCTGACGAATGGAAGTGGAGCGTTTACGGCCTTGGGAAGCGTGGTCGGCGTGAAGGCGCGATTTTTAAAGCGTGGGATATTACCGATGACTTCCCAAATCCGATGGACTGTCAGCGGCACGGCTACGGGTTGGACTACGGTTTCAGCCTCGATCCGACTGCGCTGGTCGAGTGTGCGCTGTTCCAGGATCGGCTTTACCTGCGTCAGCGACTCTACGAGAAAGAATTAATCGCCCAGGCGAACCCGCTTGATCCGACAACGGCGAGCATTGAGGGGCGGCTTCGCGAGCTAGGCATCCCGGAACACGCGCGAATCCACGTCGAGAGCGCAAGACCGGAGATTAACCGGGCATTGCAGAAGTCGGGCTTCAAGATGATTCCGACAATTAAAAGCCCGGATTCGATCTTAGCCGGAATCGACCGACTGCGGACGTTTCCGATCTTCATCCACCGGAACAGCCAGGATTGCCAGCGGGAATTTGAGGGCTACGCGTGGGACAAAAACGCAAGCGGCGAGTATTTGGACAGGCCGATTGACCGGGACAACCACCTGATCGACGCGGCGAGATATTGGGCGCTCGGCGAACTGAACCCGGATAGGAGCCTTTACTCGCCCCGCCGGGGCAAAAGGCGCTCTCGTAAGGCTAAGAGCAATCTCAAGGTGTGGCGATGAAGTTGACGCATGAGCCGGACACGGCGGGCATCCTGCATACGCTGGTTATATTCACACAGGAATGGCCGGAGCGTGATTTGTTCCGCTGGGCAAAAGCGGACGAGCTTCAAAGCAAAGCGGAATGGATCGCCGATCACGCGCATCTGTGGCAGGTGTGGCAGGGCGGTCGGCTGGTCGGCTACTTCGCGGCGGTCGATTTCGGGCGTGGGCGCTGGTCGGTGCATTTCGGGGGGCGCCGGCCGATCCCAAGCGGGCGGGCGATGCTGGTTGCGTGGCGCAAGCTGCAAGCGGTTTTCCGGGCAAACGGGGTGCGGCTTCTTGTGGCGTATATACCACCAGAGCGGCCTGAGATTCAACGGGCGGCACGCATATTCCAATTCCGACAATTCAAAACACTATGGGCTCTCAACCTAAAGCACCCGATATCAAACCTCCACCCAAGGCGGCACCTGCCGTCACGCCCGAAGACGAAAGCGTAAAGAGCGCGGGCGATGCCGAGCGTCGGCGGATCGCTGCAATGGCGGGGCGTAATAACACTGTCCAAAGCAAGCGCAATGCGAGCGGATACAAGACCGTTCTCGGGGTATGAGCGACGAACTCGCCAACAAGGTAATCAAGGGCTACGATGCGCTGAAAAACGCTCGTTCGACCTTCGAGCAAACGCTGGATGACATCACTTTTTATGTCCTGCCTGAGTATGAGTCGCAAAACGAGCGCAACAAGGGCAGCGAGACTCCCGACCGTCCCGTTTCGTCTGCGCCGACCGATGCGGCGATTCTGCTAGGCGGGCATCTGTTCAGCCATACCGTCAACACCGGGGAGCAATGGTTCACGCTACGGCCTCCGGGCGGTTCCGACGATGAGGACGGCGACCTGAAAGCTTGGTTGGATCACGCGCAACGGGCGACCCTCAAAGCGATCCAGAATAGCAATTTCAACGAGGCTTTCGGGGAGATGTGTACGCTCCTGGGCACCTACGGCACCGGGGCGTTTAGCACGGATTTCGACAGCGACCGGGAAGAACTGGTTTTCCGCAATCACCCTATCAACGGCAACGTTTATCTGGTCGAAGACGCGAACGGGCGGGTCAACGGGCTTTATCGGCTGTTGAGGATGACGGCAGAGCAGGCCGTCGAGCGGTTCGGCGATGGGCTTCCAGAGCGAATTACCGATTGCTACGGCGATCCGGCCAAAGCGGACACGCGGCACGATTTTATCCAGCATATCGGCGTTAATCCCGATTACGACCCTGAGCGCCTGGACGCGGAAAGCATGAAATTCCGCTCGATCTACGTTTACCGCGACGAGGAAGTGGTCGTGAAGCGGTCGGGCTTCCGCACGTTCCCCTTTGCCTGTCCGCGGTTCCAGAAGGTTCGTGATTTTGCCTATGGCTACGGCGCGGGGCATAGCGCCCTACCCTCTATTCGCGAGCTGAACCGGGCGGAAGCTGGTTTCATGGACGCTTACGAGATGGAGGCATGGCCTCCGGTCTGGCTACCTGACGAGGAAGCGGTTGAAAGCTCCGAAGTTGCACCCAGGGCGGTCAACTACTTCGATCCGCAACTCGGGCAACCGTTCCAACTCAAGACGAACGGCAACTCCAATGCTTTGTTCCAGCGCATCATGCAGCTTGAGCAACGCATCAACCGGCAATTCTTCGTCGATGTGTTTTTGGCCGTCTCGCAACGCTACGGCGGCGATAAAACGGCGCGGGAAGTCGAGGAAATCGCAGAGGAAAAGCTTTCGAGTATCGGGCCGATGGTGTCCCGGCTGCAAAGCGAGTGTTTCGCGCCTTTGATCGAGCGGGTTGTCGATATTCTGATGGAGGCCGGGGTGATTGACCCAGCCCCCGAGTCGATTGCGGGCAAAGGATTCCGCGTGGTTTACACGTCCCGGATCGACTCAAAGCTGGCCGCAATCGAAGTCGGGCAATTTCTCCGGGCGGCTGGCGAGGTCCACAATCTCACGATGCTGGCCGCTGAGACACAGGGGCGCATGGATAAAGTGCTTAAGGTGCAGGAATCGGCAATCGACATTTTGGAGCGGCGCAATGTGCGGCATGACCTGATTGTGAGTGACCGGGAGCGCAAAAAGATGGAGGAAGCCGAAGCGCAGGCAATGGCCGAAGCGAAGCAGCAGGAAGCGCTCGCGCAACACGCGGGCAAGGTCGATCCGATGAAGCGCCCGGAAGACGGCAGTATGGCCGCTGAAATGGCGGGGCAACCTGAAAGGCAGGCATGATCGAGACGCAACGGGCAGACACGCGCAAAAGCGCAAAGCGGATCGGGCGGTTGGTCGAGCAAGTCTCTCGTATTCCCGAGGGGCGCGAACTGCTGGCCGAATTGGATGAGTTTTGCGGTCACGGCAAATGCGTCTTTAATCCACAGAGCGAGAGGCAGAACAACTTCAACCAGGGCAAGCAGGCGGTGATCGCTTGGCTGCACGACAAACACGAAAAATACAAAGGAGAAATGAACGATGAAGATTAAAATGGGATTCCTGAGAGAAGAAGCTGGCGAAGCGCCCGATGGTGGCGGCGCCGGCGGTGAAGGTGGGGGCGAAGCCCCTTGGTATCAGAGCGCGGGTTTTTCCGAGGACACGCTGGCCGATGAGAGTGTGGCCGGACTGCTCGGCAAATACCAAAGCCCGGATGAGTTCGCAAAAGGCGCGGCGAACCTGAACAAGAAGATCGGTGAGAAGGGCATTATCCCTCCCGGCGAGGATGCGAGCCCGGAAGAACGTGCAGAATTTTACAATCAACTCGGGCGACCTGAAAGCCCGGAAAAGTATTCATGGGAGCCGCCGGAAGGCATGGAACTGGACAAGGAGATTTTCCAGGACCGTCTTGGGAAGCTCCATGAGGCCGGGTTGAGTGACGCGCAAGTTTCGCAGGCGATGAATCTTTACGCGGAGGAAGTGAATCGCGGCCTCGAAGACTTCCAAAACCAGCAAGCCGAGGTCGCGAAAGAGACGGAAGCGAGCTTGAAGGAGGAGTGGGGTAAGGATTACGACGAGCGCGTGAAATCGGCGGCAAAGGTCGCGGAAAAGTTCGGCGTGATCGACGCCTTCAAGGAGTCCGGCCTGATCAACAACCTCGGCGTCATCAAGCTTTTGGACGGTGTGGCACGTTCGACCCGCGAGGACGGCGTTGACGGCTCGCAGGGAGCGCAAGGCACGGCTGAGGAACAGCTTGCCTCGATCAAGGCTCACCCCGGTTGGAAGGATAAGACGCACCCGGAACACCGTTCACTTGTCGAGCGGGCGGTAAGCCTCCGCGCAAAGCTTTAGGATTTGCTTAGTGGCATAGTCAGTTGGTTCCTGGCGAGACAGTAAGGCCCTTCGGAATAAGCCCGAAGGGCCTTTTTGTGTCCCGGCGTATATAGAATGAACGGACACCCGAATCTCTCGGCCCGCTCGCGAAAAGGGTGGCGACCTACCGCAAGGAAAGCCCCGGCCTGACCGGACACGCGAGCCGAATTATTCACTACGTTTTAATTCCAACAAAGGAGATTCATCATGTCAGACATGACCCACTATTTCCAGCAATTTAACGAAAATGTTAAAGACCTTGCTGGCGCTCCGAG